ATTCATAAAAAGCAAGCACGTATTAAGGCTGGCTCTGGTGAAAAGATGCGTAAGCCTGGGTCTAAGGGTGCGCCTACTAAAGCGGACTTTATTAAATCAGCTAAAACAGCGAAGAAAAAATAATGGCGACTACGTCCGGACAGACCGCATTTAATCTAGACCTCTCTGAGCTTGTTGAAGAAGCTTTTGAGCGGTGTGGACAAGAGCTGCGTACTGGATACGATTTACGTACTGCCCGTAGGTCTATTAACTTGATGACAATCGAGTGGGCTAATCGCGGTATTAACTTATGGACGATTGAAGAGTGCGCCATTCCTTTGGTAGCAAACCAAGGCGTTTATCCCGTTCCTGCAGATACCATTGACATTTTGGATTTGGTAACCCGGACAAGTAACGGAAACGCTTCGAACCAAACAGATATTAATCTTAGCCGTATTTCTGAGTCCACTTACTCTACTATTCCTAACAAACTAGCAAACGGGCGCCCTATTCAGGTATGGTTTAACCGCCAAACAGCACTGACAAACGGCACAGCGTCTACAACAGTAGCTGCAGGTACAACCACCCCCTCAATATCTGCCACAGATACAACGATTAACCTTGTTAGCACAGCCGAATTAGGGTCTACAGGATTTGTAAAAATCGATGCGGAAACCATTGGATATACTAATATTAGCGGCAACCAGCTATTAAACTGCTCGCGTGGGCAGAACGGCACAACAGCAACAACCCATAATGCTGGGGCTTCGGTATATGTTCAGAACCTACCATGCGTAAACATCTGGCCTACGCCTGACTCTGGTGGCGGTCCTTACACTTTGGTGTACTGGAGAATGCGTAGATTACAAGACGCTGGGGATGGTGTGACTATCCAGGATATTCCGTTCCGGTTCATTAATTGTTTCGTAGCAGGGCTATCTTACATGTTGAGCGTTAAGCTCCAGGGGGTAGATGCACAACGGGTTATGGGCTTAAAACAAGACTATGAAGAACAGTTTGCGTTGGCCGCTGCAGAAGATCGAGAAACCGCCCCAGTAAGATTTGTGCCTAGAAATTTGTTCTATTCGAGGTAATCTATGCCATCAAAGTATAGTTCGGGTAAACACTCGATTGCGGAATGCGACCGTTGCGGGCAGCGATATAAACTAGTACAGCTTAAAAAGCTTACGATTAAGACCAAACAGGTAAGTATTAAAGTTTGTCCAGAGTGTTGGGAACCAGATCAACCTCAGTTACAATTAGGTATGTACCCGGTCAATGACCCACAGGCAGTACGGGAGCCAAGACCAGATGTAAGTTACCTCGCATCAGGACAAACTGGGCTACAAATTACTGGTGGAAACAATAATTCTATTGATGAAAATGGGTTCCCAGCAGAAGGCAGTAGAGTAATCCAGTGGGGTTGGGCACCTGTAGGTGGTGCTAGTCAGTTTGATAGCCTTCTAACGCCAAATTACTTGATTGCAGCAGGGCGAGTAGGTACGGTAACAATTACGACAACTTAAGGAGTTGAAAATGACATTTAAAAAAGGCGCTAATGGTATCGAAACCAAAGGCAAAACAAAAGGTAGAAACTTAGGTGATTCAGGCCCAACAGTTAAAACTATGAATGGTCCAATTAAAAACGGCGTTGGTAAAACAAATGCCAACATGAAGTCTATGGGTCGCGGTCTGGCCAAATGCGCTGCTCAAAGAGGTAGATAATCATGGCTAAATTCTCTATGAAAAAAGGCGGTAAAGAAGTAGGCTCTGCTGACGTATACGCTGCACCCCATACTATGGACGGCAAAGCTATGACTACGGCTAAAGATAGCGTTACTAAATCCGGCAACTGCGTAGATTCAGTTAAGATGTCTGTTGGTAGTCAAGTGTTCAAAAGCCAAATGGATGAAGTTAAAACATCTGGTGTTGCACAACGTGGTCATGGCGCTGCTACTAAAGGCTATACATCCCGCGGACCAATGGCTTAAGGGTAAACCCTAATGAACTACTCGCAACTATACCAAGCGATTCAAGACTACTCGGAAAATACTGAGCAGCTATTTGTATATAACATCCCCCGCTTTGTCCAAGAGGCAGAGGATCGCGTATACAATTCTGTTCAGATTCCATCGCTTCGTAGAAACGTTACGGGTACTTTAACTACAAGCAATCCTTATTTATCAGCACCAAATGACTACCTTTCTTCTTTTTCTTTGGCGGTAATAAGGGCTGATGGTAGCTATGAATATCTGTTAAACAAAGACGTTAACTTTATTCGGGCGGCATACCCTACCCCAACAAGCTTAGGCGAACCTCGTTATTACGCCCTTTTTGGTAATCAGTATTCTGTCCCTAATGAGCTGTCGTTTATTGTTGGGCCTACCCCCGACGCTAGTTACAACGTAGAACTACACTACTATTACTACCCAGTTTCTATTGTGCAGGGCATGATTACTTCGCTAAACGCATTAAGTTTAGCAGGGGGTGTTAACTATACTAACGGGGTGTATCAAAACGTTGCTTTAACGGGTGGTACAGGTAGCGACGCTACGGCGGATATTGTTGTTTCTGGCAATATAGTTACTTCTGTTAGCCTTAAAAACGGTGGTAGTTTTTACGTTGCCGGGGACGTTTTAAGCGCTTCCGCAGCTGACTTAGGCTCTTTAGGGGCTGGTACTGGTTTTTCTATTCCTGTATTTGCTATCAATAATGCTACAGGAACCTCATGGTTAGGCGATAACTACGACCCAGTATTGTTCTACGGGGCCATGCGGGAAGCCATGCTGTTTATGAAGGGCGAAGCGGATTTGGTGTCTTACTATGAAAACAAATACCAAGAGGCTGTACAACAGCTAAATCGCCTTGGAACTGGTCTTGAGCGGGGCGATGCGTACCGGGACGGGCAAGCTAAGATTAAGGTTAATCCATAATGCCAATACAGCAAGGACAATGTACAAATTTTCAAAAGAACTGTTTAAGCGGTTTGGAGAACTTTGCCTCTGGAACCCCTTATGTATATAAGATAGCGCTCTATACTGCTTTGGCTAACTTAAGTTACGAGACGCTTACTTATACAACTGTGAACGAGATCACTGGTACTGGGTACACAGCCGGAGGGAGAGTTTTAACCCCTATAGGCCCCACAACCAGCGGGCAAGTAGCTTTTCTTTCGTTTGCGAACGTGACTTGGAGCCCAGCAAGCTTTACTACTAGGGGTGCATTAATCTATAATAGCACTACTAATGCGGCGGTTGCGGTCTTGGATTTTGGAGCAGATAAAACAGCTACAAATAGTTTTACAATTACTTTTCCGGCGAACAATGCATCAGACGCCATCATTCGATTTACTTAAGGAGTTTTTATGAGCAATGAACAAGCAAAATTCGGAGACAGTGTAGAAGCGACTGTTACCCGTGGCGCTGGTCAAACTGAGACTGTCGGTTTAGAAGGCGTTTATACAGCCGAGTGCTTTGACGCACAAGGTAACTTAAAATGGTCTGATACTTTCAAAAACCTGACAACTAACGTTGGCCGTGCAAGCTTGATGAACTCATACTTTGCAAATATCGGTGGCGGCGCTATTGTTATGGGCTTAAAAGGTACAGGTACAGCAGCTTACGCAGATACACAAGCAAGTCACGCTACATGGTTAGAAGTTGGTAACGCTAACGCACCTACTTATTCTGGCACACGCAAGACTCCAGTATTTAGTGCGGCTACTACTGCAAACCCATCCGTTTTAGCAACAAGCGCTGCTGTTACATTTAGCATGACTAGCTCTGGCACTGTTGCTGGCGCGTTCATTAACGTTGGTGGTACATCTGCAATTGATAACACTACTGGCGTTTTGTTTAGTGCTGGTGACTTTACCGCTGGTTCTAAAGTAGTTGCTTCTGGTGACACAATTAACGTGAGCTACACCTTATCAGCAGCTGGCTAATAGGAGCCTAATATGGCATTAATACTAGCGGATCGTGTCCAACAAACTGGAACGGCTAACACTACAATTAGTTTTACTTTAACGAGTACGACAGCTGGGTTTCAGTCGTTTGCGGTTATTGGTAATACCAACACAACTTACTATAGTGCATTTGATGCTACTGGTAATTGGGAAGTAGGTATTGGCACGTATTCAACTACTGGGCCTACATTAACTCGCACAACCATTTTATCTTCTAGTAACTCTGGAAGCGCAGTTACTTTTGTAGGCGCAGTAACAGTATTTGTTACTTACCCTTCTGGAAAATCTGTTAATTTAGACGCAAGTGGAAATGCTAATGCTCTCGGTACAGTTACTTCTGCTACGCTAACTAATGCTACAGGACTACCACTTACTACCGGTGTTACAGGCACATTGCCCGTTGCTAATGGCGGTACAGGGCTAACAACGGTCACTGCTGGGTATATTCCTTACGGTAACGGTACTTCGCCTCTTGGCACTTCTTCAGCGCTAGTGTATAACGGAGCAAATTTAACATCGCCAGGATACATAGCTACTCAAAGCATTAATACAAGCGCTTCTTCTGGAGCGTATGCTATTGGGTCTTTACTTTATTCCGATACAAACATAGCCGCTTCTTACGCAACCGACGTAAATAGCTATGCCCAAGTAATCGTAGAAAACAAAAGTAATGGAACAGCAGCTTCAGCCGACTTTATTGTAAGTAACAACCTAGGTACTGCTACGTCGTACTTTGGCGATTTTGGAATGAATAGTTCCAACTTTACTGGTACAAGTAACCTTAATGCGGCAAACTCTGTTTATTTATATGCTGTTAATACAAAATTAGCTATTGGTACAACATCAGCAAACCCAATTCATTTTGTAACTAATAGCAATCCAACCGATGCAATGACCATTGACTCAACCAACGCTATTGCGTTTAACGGCTCTTATGGTACGGCTGGACAAGTATTAACTTCTGCTGGAACCAGCGCTCCTCCAACATGGTCTGCAGTTTCTGTTACAGGCGCGTATACAAGAACTTCATTTACAGCCACAGGCGGGCAAACGTCATTTACCGTTTCTTACACTGTAGGATATGTTGAGGTATTTTTAAACGGCGTACTGCTAAACGCTTCAGATTACACTGCCTCAAACGGAACTACGATTGTATTAGCTGCTGCGGCTAGTGCTGGTGATATTGTAGAAACAATTGCAATGAGTATTAGTAGTGTAGGTACCGCAAGCGCTTTATCGGGCGGGGCTGCAAGTCAAATCCCGTACCAAACAGGCCCAGGATCTACTGCTTTTATTCCTAACGGAACAGCGGGTCAAGCATTAATAAGTAATGGAACATCAGCCCCGTCTTTTCAAAATATTGTTAGCGGAGCGCAAGCCTTTGTAACAATGTTTACCGGTGGCAATACACCACCAACACAAAATTCCGATGGTTTTGGATTAATTTAAGGAGCAACACATGTCAACATCAGCACAATATGCATCAACACCCAAGATAGGATCGGCTCTTTTAACGACAGCTGATACTTCTTTAACTGCACCATCTACAGTTGGCACGGTCTTTACCGCTGGCGCTAGCGGCTCACGCATCGACTACATTGACGTTCAAGGCGTAGCTACAACGGTAGCCAGTATCGTCAACATCTTTATTTTTGATGGCACTAATTACGTTTTGTATACACAGATTCCAGTGCAGGCAATTACGTCTTCTACAACAGCAGTAGCGTTTCAAACTGTAATCTCAAGTAATACAAACGCAAATATTTTACCAATTAACTTACCAACAGGATATTCCGTAAGAGCTACTACTTCAGTAACTCAAACTGGTGTTCGTGTAACAGCTTTAGGCGGAGACTACTAA